TGGTTAAAGTGTTCTGTGATATGTGCGGGCGCGAGATCGACTACGAGGTTGACGGCGTGAATCTGGATTTCAACCACTATGGCGTTGTGAATTTTAAGTTAAAATTTTCTGCGGAGAAACAACTGTGCCTCTCCTGCGCGGCCAGAGTCTGCAACTTTGTGGAGAACGGCGCGAAGATGGACGGAGGTGACAACGATGCGGCTGATTGACGCAGAAGAATTAGAGGGCTTGTTTAACGAGCAAATTGAACACGGCGCAACAGATGCGTTTGATGCGTTTGATGATGCTTTGCAAGATGCAACCACCGTAGACGCAGAAATCGTGGTGCGCTGCAAGGAATGCAAGCACTACGACATGGGCGTTTGCCTGAAAATTTACTCAGACGGCAACGTACACTCAGCGGCTTGGCAAAAGCGAAATCCGGAGGACTTCTGCTCCTACGGCGAGAGAGAGGACTGCGGCGATGCAGATCGGTGATACCATCCGTGCGCGGTTTCTGACGATGCCGGAGCCGTTCCCCGGCGCCGGGGCGACAAAGGACAATCTGTACCCTGTGCGCAAGGCGGCGGTGGTGTATGTGCATCCGAAGGGTCGATACATCGTGGCGGAGTGCAAGGGCGTGCGGGAAACGTTTTTCCCGGAGGAGGTGCTGACATGAGCGAATTCCCGGAACGGCTTAGAAAGCTGCGGGAGAAAAAGAGACTGAAGCGGTATGTGCTGTCGGAGCGCTGCGGGCTGAATTCAGATGCTATACGCCGATATGAGCTGGGGACGGCGAAGCCGACGATGGACGCGCTGAAGAGCATAGCGGATGAATTCGGCGTGTCGGTGGACTATCTGATGGGAAGGACGGACTATCCCTGCGTGGTAGATATTGCAGAAAAATAAATTTTGAAAATTCCACTTAAAAGTGGAAAAATTAAAAAAACGCACTTTATCATGGGAGATGCAGAGGCAAACTCTGCATCTCCATTCTTTTTCTTTTCACCCTTCTTTCCTGATGGGCGGTGCTTCGGCTCCGCCCGGATGGAGCAATATGCAGACGTAGCTCAGATGGTAAGAGCATTTCGCCAATAATGAAGTTGTAGAGGACAACTACGATCCTGTTTTACCGGCAGAGCCGAAGAGCAAACTTGGCGCTGTGTACCAGCTTGGAGACCATCGCCTTATGTGCGGAGATAGCACGTCTTTGACAGACGTACAGAAGCTCGTGGGGGGGGCACAAATGGATTTGCTGCTCACAGACCCTCCGTACAATGTGGACTATCAGGGCACCGCCGGGAAGATTAAGAACGACAATATGGAGGATACGGCATTTAGACGGTTCCTGACGGACGCGTTTTCCAATGCGGCGATGGTTATGAAACCCGGCGCTCCATTTTACATTTGGCACGCAGACAGCGAGGGGTATAACTTTCGAGGCGCGTGCAGAGATGCGATGCTGCGTGTCCGGCAGTGCCTGATCTGGGTGAAGAACTCCCTTGTGATGGGGAGACAGGATTTCCAGTGGAAACATGAGCCTTGCCTGTATGGCGAGAGCGAGATTGAAGAAGAAGCACACGAACCTTGCCTGTACGGCTGGACGGAAGGGAAGAAGCATTATTTCTTCAAGAACCGCAGGCAGACAACCGTGTTGAATTTTGATAAGCCTGTCAAATCTGCAGAGCATCCGACGATGAAGCCGATTAAGCTGTTTGATTACCAAATGCAGTGCTCCAGTAAGCCAGGTGAGAATGTGCTTGACCTGTTCGCTGGGTCCGGCACAACGATCATGGCGGCGGAGCAGAATGGCAGACACGCTTTCTGCATGGAGTATGATCCGAAGTATGCCGATGTCATTGTTGACCGGTGGGAGAAGTTTACGGGGAAGAAAGCGGTGCTTTTGAATGACGATTGAAGAAGCACAGGAGATTATTGCCAAAACCAGCAGCCCGTATTTGAAGCGGGACATGGAGAAGTTTATTAAACGCCAACGCAGAAAGGAGGGCGTGTATGGCAAGGCCAAGAAAGGAAATAGACCAGAAGCAGTTCGAGAACCTCTGCGGCCTGCAATGCACGCTTGAGGAGATCTGCGGTTGGTTTGATGTGACTGATAAAACACTGGACAGTTGGTGTAAACGCACCTATCATGCCAGTTTTTCCGAGGTATTTAAGCAAAAGCGAGGAGCGGGGAAAATTTCGCTGCGTCGGAGCCAGTGGCAGCTTGCGGCAAAGAACGCAAGCATGGCTATTTGGCTGGGGAAACAGTACCTTGGGCAGCGTGATATTGTTGAGCTGGGTTTGCCGACGGACAACACAAAGGACGACGCATTGAGCGTGAGCTTGCGTGAAATGGCAGAAGGGTTGGAGAGCGATGATTAGCCCGAAGCAGCAGAAGATCCTTGCTTTCCCCTATTCCAAGTATGACGCGCTGATCTGCGACGGCGCTGTGCGTTCCGGCAAGACCTCCATCATGATGTGGGCGTTCGTCCGCTGGGCGATGGAGAATTTCAGCGGTCAGCGTTTTGGCGTGTGTGGACGCACGGTGGACAGCTGCACCAAGAACATCATCGTTCCCTTCACGGCGATGAGCCTTGCAAAGGAACGCTATATCATCCGCTGGCGGCGCGGCGACAAGGTAATGGAAGTGCGGCGCGGAGCCGTGACAAATTACTTTGAGGTGTTCGGAGGAAAGGACGAGGCAAGCTTTACGCTGATACAAGGCCGCACGCTGGCGGGGGTGCTGCTGGACGAAGTAGTGCTGATGCCGCGCTCGTTCGTGGAACAGGCATTGACCCGTTGTTCGGTAGACGGGGCAAAGCTGTGGTTTTCCTGCAACCCGGGAAGCCCGCAGCACTGGTTTTATACAGAGTGGATACAGCGGAACAAAGAGCGAAACGCGCTGTATCTGCATTTTGAAATGACGGACAACCCCGGCCTATCTCAAAAGACACTGGAACGCTATCAAGCAAATTTTTCCGGGGTGTTCTACGACCGATACATTCGCGGCCTGTGGGTGGTGGCCGAGGGGCTGATCTATCCCATGTTTGACGAGAGCTGCATTGTGGATGATATTCCGCATAAGGGTGAGTATTACATTTCCTGCGACTACGGCACACTTAACCCGTTTTCCGCAGGGCTGTGGTGCTGGGACGGCAAGTCGGCCACGCGCATCCGCGAGTATTACTATTCCGGGCGCGAGAACCAGAAGAACAAGACGGACGAGGAATACGCCGACGAAATTAAAAAGCTCGTCGGCGAGGCGGATGTCAAAAGCATCATCGTTGACCCGTCTGCCGCCTCGTTCATCGAGGTCTTGCGGCGGCACGGTTATATGGTGCGAAAGGCCAACAACGACGTAACCAACGGCATTGTGACTACGGCACGGTTTTTGCAGGACGGCGTAATCAAGATACACCGAGATTGCAAAGACTGCATCCGCGAGTTTGGTTTATATCGGTGGGATGAAAAATCCGCCGACGACAGACCAATCAAAGAAAACGATCACGCAATGGACGAGACGCGCTATTTTGCCTATACGATTTTGAAAAATAAGGCGTATCGACGCGATTATACACCACTTTGGAACAGATAGGACGGTGAGCGGCTATCAAAACATATAACGACCTCGTGGCGGTCGGTGACAACGAGCAGGCGCGGATAGAGTTTATCCGCAGCGCGATCAATGAGCATCGCGATAGCACGGCGTATAAAACGGCGGTAGATGCGGAGGCGTACTATGACGGCTTGAATCCGACCATCAACCGCTATGAGAAGATCATCTACGATATGCAGGGGCGCAGCCACACGGATATGTGGACGGCGAACCATAAGCTTGCCAGCCGCTTCTTCGGTTTGGCGGTGGATCAGGAGGTTTCGTATCTGCTGGGAAACGGCGTGACCTTTGCGGAGAAGGACACACCGAACAAGCTATGCCCGGACTTCGACCAGGAAGTCATGGATGCGGCGCGGGCGGCGAAAATCGCAGGCGTATCCTTCGGCTTTTGGGATCTGACGCATCTTCGGGTGTTCTCCCTGCTTGAGTTCGTTCCCCTCTATGATGAAGAGGACGGTGCAATGAAAGCCGGCATCCGCTTTTGGCAAGTGGCGCCGGATAAGCCTTTGCGAGCGACACTGTACGAGCTGGACGGCTTTACCGAATATTTCCAGCCGAAGAACAAAGATATGAGCGTATTGCAGGAAAAGCGCAGCTATAAGCTCGTTATCCGCAAGGCCGAAGTCGGCGAAACAGAGATTTACGACGGCGGCAATTATCCGAGTTTCCCAATCGTCCCGCTGAAAAACAACAAGCGGTGTCTCTCCGAGATCGTCGGCAAGCGCAACACCATTGACGCGCTGGATCTGGCGTCCTCTAACATGGTCAACAACGTGGACGAGGGCAATCTGATCTATTGGGTGCTGTCCAACTGCAACGGCATGGACGATCTCGACGATGCGAAGTTTGTGGAGCGCCTGAAAACCACTCATGTCGCCCACGCCAACGGCGACGATGGCGCGAAGGTGGAGAGCAAGACCATCGAGGCACCGTACGAAGGCACGAGCAGCACCATTGATATGCTGAAAAAGAAACTCTATGAAGATTTCCAGTGCTTTGATGCTGCGGCGGTATCTGCCGGCAACCAGACGGCGACGGCAATCAAGGCCAGCTATGTGCCGCTGGATTTGAAAACGGACAAGTTTGAATCCGAGGTCACGCGGTTTATTGTTGAGATTCTTCGCCTGGCAGGCATTGAGGATCAGCCGAGTTACACGCGTAATCAGATTATTAGCAAGAGCGAGGAAACACAGAACATTCTTCTGGGCGCAGCGTATTACGATGACGAGTACATCACAAAGAAGCTGCTAACGATCAACGGCGACATTGACCAGTACGAGGACATGGCGAAGCGCAAGGCGGCGGAAGAGATTGACCGGAGTTTTGCGGAACCGGATGCGCCGGGGGTGAGCGGCGATGGCGAACAGTGACCTCGGCCACAAGCTGACCGACAAGGAGCTTGCAAAGCTGGAACGGCGGATTGCAAAACTATACCGCGAGGCGGGGGAAGAACTGCAAGCTACCATCGACGCATATTTCGAGCAATTCAAAAAGCGCGACGAGGAAATGAAGGCTCTGATCGGCACCGTGCAGAACGGTAAGGAATGGACGGAGGCCGACTATAAGCAATGGCGGCTGAATCAGATCGGACGCGGGGAACGCTACCAGGCCATGCGCGACAAGGTGGCGCGCCGCGCGACCGATGCAAACGCCGTGGCGGTTTCCTATACCAACGATGCAACGCCGGGTATTTACAGCCTGAACCGCAATTATGCGGCTTACACCATCGAGCAGGTCGCTGGGAATATCGGATTTGATCTGTGGGACGAGCAAACGGTAAAGCGGCTTATGGTAGATCAGCCGGACTTAATGCCGTATTACCCGCCGAAACGCGCCTTAAAGCGTGGTATCGACCTCGCATATGGTAAGAAGCAGATCACGGCAAGCGTGACAAGCTCTATCTTGCAGGGCAAGAGCATCAAGCACATGGCGGACGACCTGCAAAAGCGCATTACCACCATGAGCCGCGATTCCGCCATCCGCACGGCCAGAACTGCCGTCACCGGAGCGCAGAACGCCGGACGCATGGACAGCTACGCGGCGGCGGAGAAGATGGGAATAAAGCTCAAAAAAGAATGGTTGGCTACGCTGGACTCGCGTACACGCCACTCTCACGCCATGCTTGACGGCGAACAAGTGGCGCAGGACAAGAAGTTTTCAAACGGTTGTCGTTTCCCCGGCGACCCGCAAGGGCCACCGTGGGAGATATATAACTGCCGCTGTACGCTGATTGCCGCCGTGGATGGCGTAGACACCCCATCGGCGCAGAGACGCGCCAGAAACCCCGCTACGGGGCAAACAGAGGTTATTTCGAATATGACCTATGCGGAATGGGCGGGATGGAAAAAGAGTGTTAGTACAAATGTTTTGACAATAGCAATAGAAAAAATACGAAGTGCCGATAGCGTTTCTGCCGTTTCCAATATTATGCAGGAAAGAACTAAAAAGACAGTTAATTTGTCAGGAATGGATTTAGACCTTGCAAAAGAAAATATGGAGCAGATTTTACGGTTGGGGGATGAATACGGGTATCATTTTAGCGAGATTGTAACAACTTCCGGACGCGCGGCACTTGGAGAAGTAAAGCGCTCTGGTGCAAGGGCTGAAAGAGTATCACTGCAATACCCTAAGAAATATTACAAAGACCAAAACAGCCTGTTTACCGAGCTGCGTAAATCTTCAACGGCTGGCGAAAGCCCGCGATTGGGGCGCCGGCAAATCGGGGTATATACAACAACGCACGAGTTTGCGCATACCCTGTCCGAAGAATTAACCAGCCGTTTGTATGGATACGGCGAAGAACTCGCGTTTTGGGACGAAATCGAAGAGGTTTATAAGGTCGCAAAAAATGACCGACCGGACGAATTGGGAAAGTATGCCTTTTCCAATCAAAATGAGTTTCTCGCGGAATGTTTTGCCTATGCAAAATTGGGGGCAACGCCGAATCAATACGCCGATGAGGTTTTGAAAATCGTTGACAAGTATTTCAGGAGAAAGAAATGAGCGTTGAAATCCAAGACCACAGTGCGGAGGTTTCTGCTGAGATCAAGGCGGCGCTGCTTCGCGGGCTTGAAAAGTGCGGGCTGGTAGCAGAGGGATATGCGAAAAAGCTGTGCCCCGTTGACACCGGCAATCTGCGCAACAGCATCACCCATGTGGTATACGAGCAGGAACCAGCGGCAATCATCGGCACGAATAATTCCTACGCCGCTTACGTTGAACTTGGCACCGGCATTTACGCCGAAGGCGGCGGCGGACGGCCTACGCCGTGGGTATACCAGGACGCGAAGGGCAATTGGCATTACACGCGCGGCAACAAGGCACAGCCGTTTTTGAAACCCGCTGCCGCCGACCATGCGAACCAATACCGCGAGATATTGGAGGATGAGCTGAAAAATGGATAAGGACTTTATCAAGGAGGTAAAACCCGCGAGGTACAGCGGTTTTATACAATCTATCGCCGCGACGGACTGCGGACAAGGGAAAGGAAGATAGAACAATGGCACTTACACGCAACCTTTTGAAGGGCATGGGTCTCACCGACGAACAGGTGGATACCATCATCGAGGCACATACCGACACCGTGGACGGCTTGAAAGCTGATGTCAGCAAGTATAAGGCGGACGCAGAGAAGCTGCCCGGCGTCCAGAAGGAGTTGGACGACCTCAAGGAGGCAGGTGACGGCGGTTATAAGGAGAAGTACGAGAAGGAACACTCGGCCTTTGAAGCCTTTAAGACCGACATCACGGCAAAGGAAAGCAAGGCGGCAAAGGAAAAGGCCGTGCGGGCTTACTTTGAGAGCAAAAACATCACCGGCGCGAATCTCGACCTTGCGATGCGTGGCTGCGGCGAGGAAATGGCCGAATTGGAGCTGGACGGCGAGAAGATCAAGGACACCAAGGCCCTTGATGCGCTCGTAGACGGCACCTACAAGGGGCTTGTCTCCACCACGCAGACAAAGGGCGCGAATCCAGCCACTCCCCCGGCGAATACCGGCGGCGGCGCAATGACTAAAGATCAGATCATGGAGATCAAGGACAGGGCGGAGCGCCGCGCGGCAATTGCTGCAAACATCAATCTTTTTGAAAACAAGAACGGAGGCTAATTATGGCTGCTGAAACCAATCTGATCAAGAAAAATGATCTCGCCCGCGTGCGCGAGATCGAATTTACCGAAATGTTCGGGTACTCCATCAAGAAACTGATGGAGGCGCTCGGCGTTACCCGCAAGATTGCCAAGCAGGCGGGCACTGTGCTCAAGAGCTACAAGGCGACCGGCACGCTTGAGAGCGGCGTTGTGGCCGAGGGCGACACCATCCCCCTCTCCCACTACAAGACCGAGGCCGTGAACTACAAGGAGATCACGCTCAAGAAGTGGCGCAAGGCCACCTCCGCCGAGGCGATCACCGACCGCGGCTACGATCAGGCGGTGGAGATGACCACCGACGAAATGCTCAAGGACGTGCAGAAGGGCATCCGCAAGAGCTTCTTTGACTTCCTATCGACCGGCACCGGCGCGGTGAGCGGTAAGAACTTCCAGACTGTTCTTGCGCAGGCGTGGGGCAATCTGCAGGTCCTTTTCGAGGATGACGAGATCGGCGCGGTCTACTTTATGAATCCGCTGGACGTTGCGGATTACCTGTCTACGGCCAACATCACCGTGCAGACCGCATTCGGCATGAGCTACGTCGAGAACTTCCTCGGCCTCGGCACGCTCATCATGAACGCCAGCGTCCCCAAGGGAAAGATCTACGCTACGGCGAAGGACAACATCGTTCTCTACTACATCCCCGTCAACGGCGCGGATCTGCAGGAGGTCTTCACCTTTACCACCGACGCGACCGGCTACATCGGCATCCACGAGGAGCCCGATTACACCAACATGACCGCATCGGACACTGTCATCAATGGCATGGAGCTGTTTGCCGAGCGCATTGATGGCGTTGTCGTCGGTACCATCGACAACGGCACGCTCGGCTCGCTGACGGTCACCTCTGCTGCTGGCTCCAAGAGCGGCGACACCAAGCTGACCGTGTCTCCGGCAAAGGCCGCTGCGGGCAACAAGTATAAGTACACGTCCGGCTCTTCTGCCGCGACCGTCGCTTACGGCAACAACGTTGCCGGTTGGAAGGATTGGGACGGCAAGAGCGACCTGACCATTGCAAGCGGCCAGACTGTGACTGTGGTCGAGTGCGACGGCAACTACCACGCGCTCAAGAGCGGCAACGCGAGCGTGACCGCAGAGTGATAAGGAGGGCGGCGTAATGCTTGAACAGGTCTTACGGCACTTGAACAACTGGTTTCTCGTGGAAATCCACGAGGGAACGTTCGCCGTGGAGAATGGCAGCATTGCGCTGCCCTTTCTCCTGACCAATCAATATTTCCGCATCGTCGGCTCCGTGTTTAACGACGGGCTGCACCGATATCCGGCGACCGATCTGACGGACGAAACCTTTGCTGGGACGGTATGGGCGCTCGCTGTGCCAAAGGCGGTTGTGACGCTTTCCGAGGATATCGCCGCGTGGGAGGAAAAAAACGGTGAAGCCGTTGCAAGCCCGTATCAAAGCGAGAGCTTCGGGGGCTACTCTTACACCAAACGCAGCGCGGGAAGCGACAGCGGCACGTTAAACGGCTGGCAGGATGCGTTCCGTGGGTGTTTGAACGACTGGCGGAAGCTTAAGGGGGTGGAACCGTGAGTTTACTGGACGATTTTGCCCACAAGTGCATTCTGATGGAGAAAAAGCGCACGCCTGACGGCGCAGGCGGCTACATCACCGTATGGGAAGAGGGCGCGGAGTTCCTCAATTACCAGTCGCTTGACACCTCGATGGAGGCACGAAAAGCGGAAAAGGACGGAGTTACGTCGGTATATTCCGCGCTGGTCAATCAGAGTGTGCCCATCGAGTACAACGACTATTTTCGTGATACGGAAACGGGGATTACCTATCGCGTGACCTCTAATCCCGAAGAAAAAGCCGCGCCGAGGTCTGCGGGCGCAATCATCAAGGCGCTGAAATTCTTCACTGCGGAGCGAAAGGAGCTGCCGAAATGACAAAGGACAAGGCTCTCCATGCGTGGTTTTCTCAATTCCTCCCGGCGTATCCGACCTCTAACGTGCCGGAGGACGCGGTTTTCCCGTGGCTGACCTATGAGCTGATCACGGGATCATGGGAGAGCGGCGAAATTGCGCTGACGGTCAATCTCTGGTATTACACCGAGGGCGAGGCGGTGCCTAATGCAAAAGCGCAGGAAATCGCCGACGCTATCGGATATGGGGGTACGTTTGTCTTTTACGACGGCGGCGCGATGTGGATCAAGCGCGGCTCCCCGTGGTGCCAGAACATCGCGGACGAGAGCGATAAGAACATCAAGCGGAGGTATCTCAACATCACGGTTGAGTTTCTGTCGCAGAACTGATGAAAGGACGACGATATGAAATTTACAAAAATCCCTTCTGATGCGTTTCAGAAGCTTCAGATCAATGCGGGCATTCTGACGACCGACTTCACGCCTGCCTCCGGGGAAATCGGAGTGGAGGGGCAGATCGGCGCGACGACCGGCGGCGTGACCTTTACGGCGACGCCGACCTTCTCCGACTTCGGCGAGGATATCGACAATTGCCCGAAGAACATGAAGGAGCTGAAAAAGATCGATTCGTGGGAAGCCAAGATGACCGGCACGCTTGTCAATGCCGATACCGCCATTGCAAAGCGGCTGTGCGGCGCGGCGGACATCGGGATGACCGACACGACCAAGGTCACACCGCGCAACGACCTCAAGGACGCAGACTTTGACGATATCTGGCTTGTGGGCGATTACTCTGACAAGAACGGCGCGAAAAACGGCGGCTTTATTGCTATCCATATGCTCAACGCACTTTCCACGGGCGGCTTTCAGCTCAAGACGGCGGACAATGCCAAGGGACAGTTTGCGTTTGAGTTTACCGGACACTATTCCATGAGCGCACAGGACACCGTTCCTTTTGAAATCTACATCAAGGCCGGCACGGCGGAGGCGTAAATGAAAATTTCCGACATTCAGGGCGAGCGGGTGTTTGACGTTATCGCGGACGTCATCGACCCCATCGCCAATATTGCACAGGACGAAAAAGCTTCGGCCATGTTTCGGCGTGAACCGATACCGAAGGGCATGACGGCAAAGCAGTTTGCTACGCAGAGAGCGCGAAAAGCGCTCCCAGCGCTGCTCAAGGGCCACAAAGGCGATATTATTGCCATTCTTGCGGCTATTGAGGGCGTGAGCGCGGACGATTACAGGGGCGCACTGAACCTTGTGAAGCTGACGCGGGACGCGGTGGAGCTGTTGACGGACGAAGCATTCGTCACGCTTTTTATCTCGGCGCAGAGCGAGAAATCCTCTGGCTCTGCGCAGGAGAATACCGAGGACAAAAGCGAATAAAACCGTTCCTGCGATACTGCACGGCACGGCTCAATGAAAAAGCAAGAAACGACGCATACCGCATCTATGTAACGGACGCGCTGCGCATTGTGGCAGAAAACACGGCGCGATACGCGGGCGGGAACTACATCAAGGCGCGATACGCTGATATGATTGAGCCAAAAAAGCAAGACAACAGAACGTGCGAAGAGATTACCGCCGATGTGGTCGCGCGGTGCGGATTGGTGGTGAAAAAATGAACCTGCTTGATCTTTTTGTAAAAATCACTGTTGATAACAGCGACGTAGACAGGGGGTTGGGAGAAACAAGTAGCAGAGCAGAAACGCTCGCAAATAAGCTTAAAGGCGGTCTTGCGACTGCCGCCAAAGTTGGCGCGGCGGCTGTTGCTGTAGGAGGCGCGGCTATTGTAGCTGTTAGCAAACAGGCGATGGCAGCGTATGCAGACTATGAACAGCTTGCGGGCGGCGCAGAGCTGATGTTTGGCGAAGCCTATGATTTTATCGCAGAGAAGGCAAAGAACGCATACAGTACCGTGCAAATGAGCCAGAACGACTATTTGCAGCAGGTGAACGGCTTTGCTACTGGACTGAAAACGGCACTTGGCGGTAATGAACAGGCGGCGGCAGAGCTTGCCGACAGGATCATCAACGCGGAAGCGGACGTTGTAGCAGCAACCGGCAATTCGCAGGAAGCCGTGCAGAATGCCTTCAACGGCATCATGAAATCCAACTATACCATGCTGGACAACCTGCAAATCGGTATCACGCCTACGAAAGAGGGATTTCAGGAAGTTATTGACAAGGTAAACGAGTGGAACACGGCAAATGGACGTGCCACAGCATACCAGATTGAAAACTTTGCGGATTGCCAAAACGCTCTTGTCGATTACATCGAAATGGTCGGAATGCAGGGGTACGCGGCAAACGAAGCGGCAAGTACGATCCAAGGTTCTGTTGCGTCCATGAAGGGCGCGTGGAGCAACCTGCTTGTCGGCATCGCTGACGAAAACGCAGATTTCGAGACGCTGACAAGCAATTTCGTTGATAGCCTTGTTGCTGTTGGAGCGAACATAATTCCGCGTGTAAATGTAATTATTCAGGGGCTTACACAACTTATCACGCAGGCATCGCAAACGATTATCCCGTTGGTTGTGCAGAAACTGCTTGAAAACCTGCCCAGCATCATTGCTGCCGGTATGGATTTAATCATGGCACTTGTGAATGGAGTTCTTGACAACATCGATCTGCTTGTTGACTGTGTTCTCGAGCTTATTGACGTTATCGTGGATAAGCTGATTGAGAACCTGCCGAAGTTGATAGATGGTGGAATCAAACTTACTGTCGCGCTTGCAAACGGCCTGATTAAAGCAGTACCCGATCTGTTTTCCAAAATCCCGCAGATTATCTATGCCGTTGTGAACGGCCTTGTGAGCGGTATTCCTGACATTATGGAAGTTGGCAAGAATATGGTTCGCGGAGTATGGGAAGGCATCACAAGCATGGGTGACTGGCTGTGGAGCTGCGTTAAAGGTTTCTTCGGCGGCATTGTTGATGGCGTGAAGAACTTCCTTGGTATTGCATCCCCGTCTAAAGTCTTTGCTGGAATCGGTGGTTTTATGGCGGAGGGACTTGGGGATGGATTCGGGGAAAAATTTGCATCTGTAAAAAAAGACATTGAAGGAAGCATGACGTTTGATGCCGCAGAAATAGGCCTTTCTGCGTCTACGCACATCGGAGAATTACCAGGCACAAGCAGTGCTTGGGGAAGCGATAGAAGCATCCACCTTACCGTCGTTTCGCCAAATGGAAAGGAACTGGCGCGGTTCGTTGCACCGTATATGGGCGCACAGCTTCAGTTGGTTAGGGGGTGACAAGATGATGAAATGGTATATCAACGGGCATGAAATGTCATCCAATGGTGTTTACATCGCCACCGGCTACACCGTCACGTCTGCGCCCATTAGCCGGTCTGTCTATTCTGGCGGCTGTGCGTCATACGTTGCCACAAAAGCCAGGATCGGCCTGAAAACGCTGAGGCTGCCTGTCAGGATCGTCCGAGACACAACGGACAAAGCTGACAGCCTCCGGTCATGGGTGCTGTCCTTGTGTTTTGGAAGTGAAGTTGATATAGCGCTTCCGAACGGAAAGCGCTATGTCGCCGCACTGACAAGCACGGGCGAGGTTGAGAAGTTCGCGGAAGGTGTGATTGACTTCACGCTTGAGTTCGCGGGATATCAGCGCGGGGAGCTTGTCACAGCGCAAACACCAGACGTGATGTGCTTTTCTACGGTGCCGGAAACGCCGTTCAAGATTACGGCCACCGTTGCTGCCGCAGGTTCCTTTTCAATGGCTGGCGTGACATTCACAAAATGCGCAGTCGGTGATGTGCTTGTCATTGACGGGCTAAATGGAAAGCTGACAAAGAACGAATCAGCCGTGCTTATTGCCGACACAGACTTTGTTAGCTTCCCTGTTCTTTCTCCGGGACATAATACGGTGAACTGCACCGCAAATGCAATGGTTGAATACTATCCGGTTTTCATGTAAGAGGTGAACAATAATGCTTGTACTTGCAGATGGGACGATTCTTGCAGTAGATGACTATTGCATAAAACAAAAATACAACGGCATCAATGAGCTGTCTTTCTCTTTCCCCGATGACATCAAGATCGTAAATGAGCAGAGCGTCCACGAAACCACGCGGAACCAGGCATATCTTGTCAAGATTGTCAATGGCAACAACATCACTTGTGAACTTGACCTTGATGAACTGCGTTCCGTTCAAACGGACTACGATGCGAGCGCAACACCGCACGATCATTTGTCGGCAGCTCTTACGTCTGTCGGATGGAATCTTGTTGATAACACCGGGGTTACAACGCGCAGGACGATTACCGGCGCTTTGACACCGATGGAGATTATCGAACAGGTGGAAGACACATGGGCCGGTGTGACCGCTATGTTTGACACAGCGACAAAGACCGTCACAATCCTTTGCCCGTCCGACAACAAGCCGCAATACGCTTTCTTGGCGGAAGAATTGAACCTTCGGCAGCTTGACATTGCAGGTGACAGTTCTTCCTTCTGCACACGTCTACGAGCGAAAGGTGCTGACGGAATGACTTTCGCCAGCATCAACAACGGCAAAGACTACGTTGAAAACTATACCTATTCCAACAGAATCATCTATGGCGTAGCTATCAGCGATGAACGCTTTACAAACAAAGAATCCCTGCTTGAATATGCACAAGCCACGCTGGACGCAAATGCTGTCCCGGCTGTCAGCTATGAGTGCGATGTTGTGGACGTTGCTGCAATCGACAGCGACTACAGCTTCCAGAAGTTGCAGATGCATAAGGCTGTGTGGCTGCTTGATAAGAAGTTCGAGACAAGAGTTGCGCATAGAATTGTTGAGTATTGCATCTATCCGAATGATGCAAGCAAAAACAAGGTCACTTTGTCAACTGTGATTCCGTCTTTGCAAGGATCTGTAAAATCTTTGCAAACTGCGATTTATGATCCGAACAGCGCAGTCCGGCAGCGGGAAACATCAGCAGTCGAGAACGCCACAAAGGCTATTACTGGCGCTTCTGGTGGGAATATCCGCTTTGTGTACGATGGCAACGGAAAGCCAATTGAGTTCCTTATCATGGATACTGACGATATTGCAACCGCTCAAAAGGTGTGGCGCTTCAATATTGGCGGCTTTGGCTTCAGCAGCAACGGTTACAACGGGACATACGCAACAGCAATCACACAGGACGGTCATATTGTAGCTGATTTCATGGACGTTGGGACGCTTACGGCTGTACTTATCAAGTCACAGGATGGGAAAAGCAAGTGGAATCTAAGCACGGGAGATATGGAGCTGTTCAACACAAAACTATCCACAATCGGAAGCGGCGCAACATATCAGAATTCGGACTATTCACAGGCCGATCTTGACCGCATCGGGCAAATCAACATCAAGGCTGTCACGCCTACACTGGTGGACTATGAAAAGCTGGACGTAAACGGGGACGGCACAATTAGTATCACTGATACCGTACAGATTCAACAGATCATCGCAGGTACGCGCACTGTCAATTTTACTACGCGATGGGCGATGCGGCTTGATCCTTCTGACGGTGATAACCTGCTGAAAATATACCGTGTGTACCACAACAACACCACCGGAGCCGACACAGAAAACGTTGTTTTTTCCGTTGGGTTTGGGAGAGCCTTAGCAAATACTCTCGAAGCGCAGTATGGGGACATTGAAAAAGACTTGTCCGTTGGCGGATCAGTAGATGCTTCAGGCTATAAGATCAACGGTGCAGCTGTTACGTTTCCGGCACAAAAGACCATTGGTTATGTAGTTTATTGCACTGGCGGCAGTAATAACAAGGCCAGCTGCTTTATACCGTCAGGCGTATCGGGGTCATTCCAGTGTGCATCCAATGATTGGTATTGCGCATTTAACTTTGACGGCAGCGGCAACGTTACAAAGACCGGCGGAACCGGAAGTGTTGCGTCCGTCTCCGAAGTGAAAAACTTTTAAGAGGTGATATTGAATGAGCGTCAATCAAGCGGTAAACCTTAATCTTTCCACCGACATTGTGCCGCCCGTCCTGAAGATGGTGCAGAATGACAGCAACAGCCGTTACATTGTAGCTTCCTTGTGGGACGGCGCAAGCGCATACGATGTTGGTTCTGCAAGTGTTATGATGCGTTTCGCGAAGCCTGATGGTACAGGCGGAATGTATGACGCAGATGAAGCGGGAAATGCTGTTAGCGTTGACGGAAATGTTGTCACAATTCCCGTTGCCACGCAAGTCCTTACCGTTGCAGGTGATGTGTTTGCACAGGTCGATATTTACGGATCGAGCAACAGCAAACTCGCTTCTTTTGCATTCAAGATTGATGTTGCTGCATCCGTGTATCCTGATGCGCAAATCATATCGAGCGATTACTATAATATTTTGACAGCCACTATTGCAAACGCCGTGACTGCGGCGCAGAACGCAGCGGCAAGCGCAACGGCTGCGGCCCAGAGCGCGGATAGCGCTGCGGCATCGGTTGACGGTGCCGTCAAGTATAACGCACCGCAAACCCTAACAGATGCGCAGAAGCAGCAGGCACGGGACAACATCAATGCGTCGGCGCCGTATACGGCCGGGGAGAACATCTCCATCAGCGGCAGCGTCATCGCTACCAAGGCGTTTCCGTGCAACCCGAACCTGCTGGTCAACTGGTACTTTGGCAATCCCGTGAATCAGCGGGGACAGACCAGCTACCCCGGCGGTGCATATGCCATCGACCGGTGGCTCCCCAGCAGCGGCAACACAAGTCTGGTCGTCAAGGATGGTTTCCTCACGGTAACAACGCGGACGGACGGCGCGGCGGTAGATCAGATTCAGGAGTTTCCATACCCGCCCGGCACAGTGCTGACGCTCTCTGCGCTGATGCGCTGCACAACGGCGAACGCGGGACTTCAATGCAGATTTGGCAAGGATGGTACAGCCACGGACTACTCTGAAACCGTCACGCTTACGGGTACGGGTGACTGGGAGCTGGTCACGCTGCCGCTTACCATTCCGAGCGGGATCGGAGCGGTTCTCCAGAGTCCGCGCTTCCGCGGGACAGCTGCCGGTATAACGTATGACATCAAGGCCATCAAGCTGGAGCTTGGCACCCAGCAGACGCTGGCCCATCAGGAGAACGGCGTGTGGGTACTCAATGAGATCCCGGATCACAGCGAGCAGTACCGGCGCTGTTTGCGGTACTTTCAGTCCATCCAAGGGAAGAATTTCCCTATTTTTGCGGGCGAGGTTGGCGCAACTGGACGTTTGTACTTTACCGTTCCGCTCATAGAGCCGATGCGCAGCGGCGTCACTGTTGCGGATGTAGCAGCGTCAGACATCTATACGACAGCCGGGCGCGCAAAGCTGATCGATGCACCGGGCTACGGGGTGTGGGCGCAGCATCTCAATACCGTCACGATATGGACGGCAAAGAACAGCGTAAAGGACTACACCACCGATGCGGATATCGCGGGCGCGGGCGCGGTGTGTATGGCGACGCTGAATCTGTCGGCGGAGTTGTCCGGCGTATAAGGAGGTGACCTGATGGAAGCATGGACGAATGTCGGCGTGCCACTCCTTGTGGCGCTGCTGACCTCTACGGCGCTGTGGGGCGTGGTGAGCAAGGTGATCCTCAAGCGGATGGAGCTGGCGGCCAAGCGCAGCAAGGCAGACGAGTCGGAGCGGAAGATGCTGGTGGGACTGGCTCACGACCGCATCATTCACCTTGGCATGGTGTACATCGAGCGGGGCTACGTCACGCAGGACGAGTACGAGAATTTGCAGGTGTACCTCTACGAGCCGTATGAGGAGATGGGCGGCAACGGCAGCGCACGGCGCGTCATGGAGGAAGTGCGGAAGCTGCCCATACGGTGAGGCATAAAATGGAACAGGCCGACAGGCCGGAAAGGAATTTGTTATGAAGCTGAACAACAAGGTATACGACATTATGAAATGGCTGGTCATCATCGTCATGCCTGCCGTGGCCACGCTGTACGCGGCGCTGGCGGCGGTGTGGGCGTGGCCCTACGCAGACGAGGTGGTGACCACCATCACCGCCGTGGACACGTTCCTCGGCGCGGTGCTGTGCATCAGCACGGCGCAGTATCACAAGGAAAACAAGCTGGAGGTGTGAGCCATGCCGACGGTACAGGCTGTGGTGGCGCTGCTGGAGGGCGAGCGGGGCTATCTGGAAAAGAAGTCCAACGCCCAGCTGGACAGCAAAACCGCCAACGCGGGGTATAACAACTACACCAAGTATACGCGGGATATCGACGCGGCGGACATCAACGACGCACGGTATCAGGGACAGGCGTGGTGCTGCAGTCTGGCGATCTGGCCGGAGCTGCACCTGTCTGGCGCGGCAGAGGCGCGGGAGCGGTTCTACCTGCCGGTGCCGTCCAAGTGTAAGGCGTACAACTGCGAGTGGCTGGCGGGGTATTTCCGCAGCGCCGGTGCGTGGTACGCGGAGCCGCAAGTGGGAGACTTCATCTTCTTCCGCACGGCACGGTACAGCTACGCCCATGTGGGCCGCGTGGTGGCCGTGGAGGGCAACACCGTGTATACCATCGAGGGCAACACCTCCGGCGCAGACGGCGTGGTAGCCAACGGCGGCGGGGTGTTTCGCAAGTCGTACCAGCGGGGGTCGTGGAACATCGTGGGCTACGGCCGCCCGAAGTGGAAGGAAGGCGAGCGGGACGATCCCGCAGAGGCGAAGGAGGATGAGGAGAAGTTGGATATGCAGGTACGGATGCTGCGCCGCGGCATGAAGGGCGCGGACGTGAAGACTCTGCAAGCGGCGCTGATCGCCTACGGATTCTCCTGCGGTGCGGCCGGTGCGGACGGCGACTTCGGCAGCGGCACGGAGACGGCGCTGAAGAAGTTCCAGACCAAGTACGGCCTCGGCGCTGACGGTATCGCCGGAAAGGGGACTTGGGGCAAGCTGCTGGGGCAGTAAGGAAATCGTTTTTTTTATGTGAAGAGAGCGACACATTTACGGATCCAAAACTCTGGACGAAACAGGGATAACGATGCGCCGACCCCTGCTTCCGCCAAAGCTCCGCAAGTCCACGGCGAATATGATCGCCATGAATACAACTTACCGAGACATCCGCGCAAGACTGCGCAGTATGTCCCCGCAACGCGCCATTGATTACGTTGCCGCGCTTGAGCTTCCGGGAGACGAGGCGTTTTGCATCATCGCGTGCGACGTTAAGCAACAATCCCGCCAGCAGGTGGCAAACAGGCTGTTTTCATCGGTCGAGTATGTCAAGAAGTGCCGCCGCAACGGTTACCAAAAGATTGCCGACCATATCAAAAACCCATAAAGTAAAGACCCAACAAAGACCTTTTTCAGGCTCTTTGTTGGGCCTTTTTTGTTGTATGTTGTGAGATATACAGGGGGTGTCGAAATGAGTGTAATGGAGCGGCTGTTGACGTGCGGGTATACGGCGGATATGGCGCGGGATATATGCGACCAATACGGAGCGGACTTTGCTGGATTGCTTTTCCTTGTGCGCATCGTGGAGCTTTTCCACGACGATAGGCGCGAATATGTATAGCTACTACAATGAAAACCCACGAGGTAAAAACGTAGGCGACTGTACCGTCAGAGCCATATCAAAAGCAACTGGCAAGGACTGGGGTGAGACGTACCTCCGGCTTTGCGTACAAGGATATCTTGACGGGGATATGCCGTCGGCTAATTCCTGCTGGGGCGCTTATCTTCGGTCGGTAGGTTTCCAACGGTACATCGTGCCGGATACCTGTCCTGATTGTTACACAGTTGGCCGTTTTGCCGATGAGCACCCATTTGGAACGTATATTCTCGCGCTCTCCGGTCATGTCGTGTGTGTACAAGATGGTGTTTTATATGACAGCTGGGACAGCAGCAACGAAACAGTTTTGTATTATTGGGAAAGGACGGATGAAGCATGAACTACCCATACTACGGAAACCCCTATATGCCGCCGATGCAGGACAATCTCGCCCAGCTGAGGCAGCAGCAGATGCAGGCCATTCCTCCGATGCCGCAAAATCCCCTGCCGCAGAGCGGCGTGCAGTGGGTATCCGGCGAACAGGAGGCAAGAAGCTGGATGGTCGCTCCCAATGCGGCGGTGGCGCTGTGGGATTCAACGGCGCCCACGGTGTATCTGAAACAGGCCGATGCAAGCGGCAAGCCGACGCTCAAGGTGTATGACCTCGTGGAGCGGCTTGCAAGCGCGCCTGACGCGCAGAAAGCGCCCGCTGCTGAATATGTGACCCGTAAGGAGTTTGACGCGCTGGCGGCGCTTGTGAGTGAAATGAAGGGCAAGAAGCGCAAGGAGGAAAAGAGCGATGAATAATCCGTTTTTCGGTGCAATGGGCGGCGGCAACGGCTTTATGCAGATGGTGCAGCAGTTCAAGCAGTTCAAGGCGAATTTCCAGGGCGACCCAAAAGCAGAGGTGGAGAAGCTTTTGCAGAGCGGCAAGCTCACGCAGCAGCAGTTGAACCAGCTCCAGCAGATGGCGAAGCAATTTCAAAGTCTGATGGGATAAGCAAAGTCTAAGCAAAGGCTTAGCAAAAACATAAGACGAAACATAAGACGAAACATAACTTGTTTCTTGATCGTGGCCGCGATTTAGATAAATTACATCAATAAAAAGGAGTGATACTATGTCTCTTTCCGAGGGTATGCCCACCATGACCATGCCTGTGACCCCTGCCAATGGCAGCGGTAACGGCTTTGGCTTTGGCGGTGACGGCGCGTGGTTCCTTATCATCCTGTTCCTGTTCGCGTTCTGCGGCTGGGGCGGCAATGGCTGGGGCAACAACGCTGGCAATTCCGGCGGTGTGGTGGACGGCTATGTGCTGGCCTCCGACTTCTCCAATATCGAGCGCAAGATGGATCTCATCAACGGCGGGCTGTGCGACGGCTTCTATGCCGTGAACAACACGCTGTTGACCGGCTTCGGCAATGCCGAGCTGTCCCGCGCCAACCAGCAGGCCGCACTGATGCAGCAGCTCAGCGCTATGCAGATGCAGGCGGCAAACTGCTGCTGCGAGAACAGAGCCGCCATTGCGCAGGTGCGCTACGACATGGCGACGCAGGCGTGTGACACGCGGAACACTGTGCAGAACGCCACCCGCGACATCGTGGAGAATCAGAACGCCAACAGCCGCGCCATCCTGGACTTCCTGACCAACTCCAAGATGCGCGATCTGGAGAGCGCAAATCAGGAGCTGCGTCTGGCCGCGTCTCAGGCGGCGCAGAACAACTACCTGATCTCCCAGCTGCGGCCTACGCCCATCCCGGCGTATGCATCCTGCAACCCGTGGGCTGGCAGCTACACCGGCTGCTCCGGCTGTTGACAACTGCGCGGCGGGGCAATAGCTCCGCCGTCTGCATTTTTGAAAGGAGTGAGTATTTTGGCTGAGTATACCAATACAAACATCGTTTCTGTTCCTGCCGGACAGAATGTGCCGCTGACGGAAACTGCCGTTGCGGGCAAGTCCTGCATCGTACACCGCGAGGGCAGCGGGCAGGTGTTCCTGCGCGGCCTGACAAACCAGTGTAAGGCACGGTTTCGCGTGTCCTTCGGCGGAAACATTGCCATCCCCACCGGTGGCACGGTGGGCGCAATCTCCGCCGCGCTGGCTATCAACGGAGAGCCGCTGACCAGCGCCGTGGCAACGGTAACGCCCGCCGCCGTAGAGAACTATTTCAATATCTTCGTCGCTGCCAACGTGGACGTGCCGAAGGGCTGCTGCGTAACGGTGGCGATGGAGAACACCAGCGCTCAGGCGATCAGTTTTGCCAATATCAACATGATCGTGGAGCGCGTCTGCTGAAGGAGGTAAAGCATGAGCATGAAATCTATGTATGAGCTGCGCGATATGCTTTGCGATGAGCTGGACGAAATTGCCAGAAAGGGTGAGCTTGGCGCAGGTGACCTGGATATCGCGCACAAACTGGCAAGCACCATCAAAAATCTGGATAAAATTGAGGCAATGGAAGGTGGCGGCTATTCCAGAGCTGGGTATCAGCCGCGTCGGTATCCGCACGATGAGTACGGAGGTGGTAGCTCCTACGCAAGAAGCCGAAAGCATTATGTCCGGGGTCATTACAGCCGCGACAGCGCACGCGACGGAATGAGACGGCAGTTGCAGGATATGCTGGATAGCGCAGACGATGACACCATCCGAAGCGCCATTCAGCGCTGCATGGACGTGCTGGAGGACGAAAGGGGGTAAACACCCCATGATTGATGAGACCGAGATCAAAAGGTGGATAGCGCGGTTAGAAACCGAAGAGTCCAGCTGGACAAACTATGAACGCCTTGCCGTGCTGTATACGGTGCTTAACCAGCAAAACGACGTTAACAACAAAATGTCGCCAATGCTGTATTCCGCCGCTCCTGCACCGGTTGAAGTTTTCGGCGACAGCGACTTTCTGCGGGCCGTATCAGCTGTTGAGCCAAGTGTGGCATGGGCGGTTATGGACGAACTGATGGACAGTTTGAAAGTTGTTAACGAGCGCGTCTACAACAGCGTCATGCGTAAACTCGATAGGTAAAAAATCCCCCGTCATTTACGGCGGGGGATTTTTAGGTATACTTACCCTTTGTGTCCGCCAAGGTAAAATATGCCTAACGCGGCGTTACGAAAAACGCGCCATCGTTGTCTGCATCAATCCGCTTGATGAAGCGCGTCCAGAATTCCTTTTTTTCTTCCCGAGAGTATGTGCCATATTCGCCCAGCCCGTTTCTCAAGGCGTCGAGGTCTGTCTTCGGCTTTTCCTCCACGGTTTCGAGGGATCTTTTCAAGATCGAGTATTCCGCTTTATAATCGTCAAGCTCAATCAAATCGTTTAGGTATAGCGTTTTTAGCTTGCTCATTTTCTTTCGTATCGAGTCCGCGCTTTGCGTGGGCTTTTTTTCGGCCTTTTTGTAGTACCTATTGTTCCGCTCTGCGATTCCAGCAAGCTCGTGTAGTAGGTAGTCTTCCAACACGTCCTCTCGTATCCTTTTTGTGTGCGGGCAAGAGGTGTTATCAAGCATCCGCGTCCGGCATCGGTAATATGTATATGTCTTCTTTACGGTTTCCGATTGCATCGTTTTCCCGCATTCTTTACAATGCAGTATCCCGGAAAACAGATACACGCGGTCTGTGTCAACTCCCGCACAGCGTTGTGACCGCTGGCGAATAATATCATTTACAATGTCAAAGTCTTGCTTGCTCACCAACGCGGGGCAAGCATTTTCGATGCCGTAAACCTCGCCGATGTAAAGACGGTTACGGAAATAGTTTACATACTTGCTGTAAGTACGGTCAATGCCCCATGTGTCAAGCATATATCGCTTTACGGCAAGGACGCTTTTTAGCCGGATAAACGCCGCGAACATATCTCGCGCCGCATCTGCCGTGCCGTTATCAATCTGGTATTGCCTGTCCTTGATGGCATACCCTAAAGGCGCTTTTGAGCCTGCCGGTTGTCCTTTTGCCCGTTTCCCATCGTTGATAAATTTGATTCGTTCACTCGTGCGGTCGGCCTCATCCTGCGCGACTGACAACATGATATTGACTTTCAAACGCCCTGATGCGGTGCGCGTTTCGTAATCTTCTTCCGTCGCTTGCCATGTTACGCCGTACTGGTCGAGCTGTGTTTGTACATCGTAATACCCTGCGACATTGCGAAACCAGCGGTCAAGTTTGACAAACAGAATCATGTCTATCTGACCGTCTTTGCAATCGCCCAGCAGTCGCAGGAGCGCAGGGCGCTTTTTATACGGCTTTCGCGCGGATATTCCTGCGTCCTCATATATGCCCACCACGGTCATCTTGTGTTCTTTTGCATATCTTATCAGCGCGTCCCGCTGCTCTTGCAGGGACAGGCCATGCCGCGCCTGTTCTTCGCTTGAGACGCGGATATACAAAGCCACTCTTATCAAAGCCACTCTCATCAATGCCGCTATCATCAAATCCCCCTCCAAAATCCGTAATCTATACAATGAAAATCAATGTACACGCACCACGCAGCGAGAAGAACAATTATAAAAAACATTATAGCAATCACGCCGTTGCGGATACGCACTCCACGCCGCATGATCTCGATCATGTCTGCTTTTGCGTCAACATGGCGTTCCAGCTCATCATTCCGCGCCTGCAAAGTTTCCTCGGTCGGCGTCAGGTGTTCGGAAATTCCGAACGTCTCGTCAAGGGATATGCCCATTGCCTTGCAGATCGGCGCAACAGTGTAAATGGACGGCGACTTTGAAAACTTGGAAAAGAAATTCTGCACGGTGGACAACGGTACGCCGGAAGTGTCGGAAATGTCCTGATAGGTCAGTTTCAATTCTTCTTTGCGGATTCTACACACCTCTTGAATGTTCATTTGCATCACCTTAATTTCTCCGATTTTGACGTCGCGAAGTCGCAAGATGAGGGCTTACCGAACCTCACCAAACGCTGTTTTATTGCAAGGTTTTGTCGTTGAAGTAGTCAAGCAACGCGGAGTATGGTCAAATCATGCAGCGGCGACCGCTCCTCGCTGCCTGCAAAAAGGCACTGCCGTTTGTTGCGGAGAGCGGCAGTGCCTTTAGTTACTTATTGCTTCTCAAGTTTTACGGTCTGCGTAACTCCCATAGCAGACACTTCGTAGCTAATTACGCCGTCCTGATAGGTAAACGTCTTGGTGTCATCGCCGCTGGCGAGAATTGCCATATCGGTCTGGTCTTTATCATTTTCCGATTCCCATGTGTACGGCTCATCCGCCGTGGTAGGGGCATCGAAAGAACCGGCCCAATAGAGGGCTTTTGTGTCTCCGTTATCAGATACCCAATACACTTCAATGGCATCTCCGGCAATGGTAGCGGCCTGCCATGCGTCCTCTGCATCGCTGTTTGTCTGCTTCCACTCTCCAACGAGATCGGGCGGAGTTACCGGCTCGCTTTCGGGTTCGGTCTGATTTGTTTTCCCGCAGGCGGTTAACATGCCGAGCGCGAGAACCGAAGACAGCGCGATAAGCAAAAACTTTTTCATCTCAACTCTCCATTTTCTCATATTTTCGACTGCACAAAGTGCAATAATCGACATATAGCCCCGTTACTATAATTATTTGGAGGGACACAAAATGTTGTGTAATGACGTGAAAAGTGATACAATAGAGTATCAAAAGATGCTGGCAGAAGCCTTTGACCTGATACAAAAGTTATCCGACGAACAACTTCAAAAAATCATGGAGGCTCTAAAATGAAAATTTGGGCAATCAGAAAAGAAAAAGGTGCCGAATACGAAGTCGGCATGGAATGTGACGGCATGGATCTCGAGACCGTAATGACCGAGCTTTACCGAATGGCGCGAAACCTGTTTACCGGGGAACTTGAACTTTTTTGGAAAGAGGCAGAAACCGGCAAGGCCTCATTTTAACCGTTGGCTTTCCGCTTGCACTCGATCACGGTATTTAGCTGCGTCAAGATCGCGTCGCAATTTGGCGTAAACCGCTCTATCAATCCGCTGAGTTTGTCAACCTCGACCGCTATTTCCCCGGTCGCCTTTGCCCGATAAATGGAGACGGCATCGGTCGCGTCATGGAAGCCATTCGGAGACGGATATTTTGCGTAAAGGGAAACGGTAGATACCATTTTGTCAAAATCGGCATCGCAGGCCGTTTCCTTTTCGTGCGCCCATATTGTTTGCAGCTTTTTTATTTCTGCCTTTGCCGCCTGTTTTGCAACGACCCATGCGACAATGCCGGAAATAGCAGCACAGCCGAGTGAAATGATGATTTCTTTCATTGTTCTTCCTCAAAAGCGGCGCGCCCCATTTTTATAAAACGCTCCAGTTTTTCCGGCGGTAATGACAACACAAACTGAATAGCGGCTTTCTGCAAATCTGTATAGCCCTCGCCCTCTGTGGCGGGGGCTTCTTTTATGCCCGGGTCGTCCGTTTCGCCACGAAGGTATTCGACAGATACTCCGTGCAAAGCTGAGATTTGGTAAAGATAGTTTTTGTATGATTCCGAATTTCCGGCAATCCAATCAGAAACGATGTGTCCATCTTTAAACCCGAGAGGTCTTGCAAATTGGGATAACGCGCCATGCTTAAAAGCGCCATTCTCTTTTTTCGGAATTAAAGCCAGGATTCGTTCCAACGTTGTGTCCATATTTGCCCCTTGTTTTTTGTGCAACCATACAAAACAGTTTATTTGAACCAATTTGGTATTGCAAATGGTTTGAATGTGAGGTATCATATAACCAAGCCCACCGGAAAAGGGCACACAAAAACCAGCCCCCCATAAAAGCGGCTTTTGCAATGTCTTTTGGCGATTTCATTGTAATACGCTTTCCGGGCAGTGTCAAGTGTGATTTCTCATGTTTATGAGGTTTCGGTGGGCATTGACTGCGGCGGGGAAAAGAAAAAGCACCCGTGGTCTGTTCACGGATGCTTTCCCCCCAGATTTGTTTACCAGAACGCATTGCACAGGATGGTCGGACACGTTGCTTTGTATCCGTCCGAATTGATGGGTTTCTTTCCATCGGCTCGGCAATGCCATCCTGACGCAAAATCAGACTTGCGCTTCTATGGACGCGCCGCTCACTTTGGCAGTTCCGGTTCTGCCCCTTGCCCTATCGCATCGCGCCGTTTCTTTGGTCTGGAACGGGCAAAGTCAAAAGGTTGGTCATGGAAACCACCTCCTTGAGATTGCCGCAAAGGGCTAATGGCAGTATAGCAAATCTCCCCGCCGCAGTCAATGATAACTCACAATGAAGGGAGGACACAAAAATTGACATTGAGAGAGCTGCGAGAACGCTCCGGACTGACCCGCGCACAGGTGGCGAAGAAGCTGAATGTTGATCTATCCTGCGTGACGCATTGGGAGCTGGGAGACTGGCGACCGGCGCGGAAGTACCACAAGAAACTGGCGAAGATGTACGGCGTGACCGTGGACGAGCTGTTTGAATCCAGCGACGGGCAGTAAAAAAATGCCCCGCCCAATGTTGCAGCATCGAGCGGGGCGGGTGGGACAAATCTCACCACAAAAATCATGTCCGTGCTTATTGTAGCACGGGAGAAAGGAAAAGGCAATGAGTAAAAAGCCGGAGTACAAAATCATTTGGGTCACGCCCCCTGACCCCGTAAAACTGGGGACGATCATGGGCGAGATTTTCGCCCGGGGAAGAGGGCTTGAGTTTGTAGGCCTCGTGCCGAACGAGAAGAAGTGTGGAGGTGCGAAATGAGCGCGTTTACATGGGCGCTGGCGTTTATCGGCGCGGCGTGGCTGAGCTGGGCTATCGTCAAGGGCGTGGAGGCGCTGGGACGATGAGAGAGCGGAACAGGCGGGCGCGGGAGTATTCCCGGCGCTGCTGGGCGCGGCGGTGGAATAGGCGGCTTTGGATCCTCAACATCCTGCTTGGGCTGGCTATTGCCGGTATCCTCCTCTGGGCGCTGACGCTGCCGGAGGCACAGGAGCCGGAGGACGCACCCCCTCCCCTGTCCGCTGCGGTGCAGTCGGCGGTGCTGTCCGCCGCGAAGCCGCCGGAAAACCTGCTGGTCTGCGAAATCACCGGCTACTGCGCGTGCTGCACACCTTATTCGGACATCAACCGCAACGAGGCGGGGCAGGTGCTGACGGCCTCTGGGCGGTGGGTGAACATCGGCGAGGCGGTGGCAGTAGACCCGGACATTATCCCGCTGGGCAGCACCGTGACTATCGGCGGGAAAACGTATGTCGCCGCCGATACCGGCGTGAAGGGATTTGTGGTGGACGTTTTGATGACCCACGAGGAGGCGCACCGCGCCGGTGTGAGCCGGGAGCTTGTGAGATGGGAATGACCAACTGCCCCATCGAATGCCCCAATAGGCGGGTAGGATGCCGCACCGGCTGTCCCGTTTGGGAGCAGCACGAGGCGGAGAAAGCCATCTCTTACGCGGAGCGGGTCAAGAACAACGAGTTCAAGGAGTACAAGGGGCGCGTGATGCGCAAGGCATACAAGCGCATTCAACAGGGCGCGAAGGGAGGACGGAAATGAAGGTTTACAAGGCAACTAATAAGGATATGAAATGCCGCGGGTTCCAGTATGAGCTTGGCAAAACGGCAGAAGTGGATGGAGACGCTAAACTCTGTGAAAGAGGTCTCCATGCCTGCGAAATGCCGCTTGATGTTTTGGGTTACTACGCGCCCGGCGATGGCTCCCGGTATTTCGAGGCGGAGCTGGAGGATGTCAGCGACGAGATGCAGAGCAACGACACAAAGCGCGTCGGCAAGAAACTGACATTGAGCGCAGAGATCGGCATTCCGGGGCTTGTCAAGGCGCAGGTGGAGTACGTTAAAGCACAGTGTGATTTTGACAATGCCATCAAAAAGGCGAACAGCGAAAAGAAAAACCACGCCACCGGCTGGAGTGGCGCAGCATCCGCCACCGGCGTGAGTGGCGCAGCATCCGCCACCGGCGAGAGTGGCGCAGCATCCGCCACCGGC